GTTAGACCTAAAGAAATGTTTATCTTAAATGTTAAACACTAATCAAATCTAAATTTATAAAGGAGAAACAATTATGGCTATTGTAAAAATTGTACCGGTTGAACTTGAAGAGTACAACAAAGCTTCTGCAGAAGTTGATTCAGCAGCTTTAACTACAGCTATTGACGGAACTTCTGGAGCTTACTATGAACACAAAGAAAGAGACGATAAATATTTAGTTATCGCTCAAAACACAGCAAATGCAGCTGGAACATTAACAATCAAGAAAGGTAATGGTATTCAAGGCGTGGTTGATAAAGCTATATCAATCGGAGCTGGCAAGACTATTTACTTCACTCTTGAAAGCGGTATGTTCAAAAATGTAAGTGGCGACAATAAAGGCAGAGTTATCTTTGCCGGTGCTGCAACTATTAAATTAGCAGTTGTTAAGTTGCCTTAATTAAATTAAATAAAAAAAGCGAAAGCGGTTATGAGACGCTTCGCTTTTATGGATTCGTGAAATAAGAGAGAAAGAGTGCGAAAGCTGTTCCCGGTGCAAGTCCGGCACAATCCACCATTAAAATTATAAACAAAAAGGAGAAACTATGAAGCTTGGAGAAGTAAAAATTGAAGCATTAAAGATTATGTTTGCTGACTATACAGACGATATAGCTATAGACAATCTAGGAGACCTTAAGACCGACGAGAACTATGGCAGATATGTCAACTCAATGCCGGGAGCGATTAACCGCTGCTTTTCTAGGCTTGAAGATAGTAATGCTGTTCCGGTCAAGAAGTTTGTACTTACTGAAGATTTAGGAACAATCTCAAACAATAGAATCAGATTTGACTTATCTGCGATTATATCGGATTTTGGTAATGTTGACAGAATAGTTTACGAAACCGCCACCGAGTATGAAGGAAACTGCGAATATATTATGGAGACAAATTCAATTATTGTTCTTCCATATAGAGGCGGCGACTACACAATAATCTATTCTCCAACACTTGCAAGAATAACAGCTGGAACTGCTGAAGACACAGAGCTTGAGCTTCCAGACAAAATAGCTAGCATAATTCCTTACTTTATCAAGGGAGACTTGTTCAGAGAAGACGAGCCAGCCGAAGCGTCAGAAGCTAGAAACTTGTTTGAGCTTTCTTTAGAAGCTGCAAATACAGAAATAAAAAGACGACAAACAAGCGTGAGAGCTGTGTTCTCTCAAACGGAGGCGTAAATGAGTGTGAGAATGTCTACAAATATTGCTCTTAAAGAGCGATTAAGCGTACAACTAAATGATTTCAAGGGCGTTGACTTCTCAAGCTCTCCGTTAAGAGTGCAAACAAACAGAGCTACAGATATGAAAAACTTCATAAACGAATATGGAGTCAATCGCAAAAGGAACGGCTGGAACGAGCTTATCAGAATTAAAAACTCAAGCGGAATAGACTTGAGAATAAATGGCATTTTCAACTATCAAAACGGACAATATAAGAAAACAATCGTCCACGCCGGAAACAGATTCTTTACTTTAGACTATGATTCAGTCAATCAAAAATATGTGACAACAGATATAACAAATTCGTCAACCTATACAGACGCAAGGGTTATAGCTGCAAACATAAAAGACCAGCGTAGTCAATGTTTTATTTCAAAAGGAAGGCTGTACATAATCGGCTGTGGCGATTTTTTAGTTTATGGTAGCTGGAACGACGGAAGCAGTTATGAATTGAGAAGAGTTTATAACAATTCGGACACCTATATTCCAACAACAACTATATCTATTGACGACGATTCAGTCACAGACGACACAAGCAGAGCAACGCTTGACAATATAAACCTTCTAACAAACAAGCGAATTAACCAACTTTTAGGAGTTGACGCAACAAATAAAACCTACACTCTGGATTCTGGAGAGATAGACGAAAATTCCGCCGTCTCTGTAAAGATTGAGACCTACGACGGAAGCAATCCTATCACAAAAGAAGCCTCCAACTCTGGAGACGACAAAACAAGGCTTTTAACTTCAGACGGAACAAGCGTAGGAACAATAAACTTTGCAACCGGTCAAATAACTTTCTCAATCAATACAAAGCCGCAAATAGCGGATAGAGATAACATCTTTGTCACTTTCTGTCACACGACAGAAGGATATTCAGATAGAATCTCAAAATGCGACTTTGGAATCTTATTTGGAACAAACGGAAGCTCCAACAGATTATTTGTTAGCGGAAACGAAGAATTTTGCAATTATGACTTCTATTCAGAGGTTGACGACTTCACTTACTTTAGCGATATAAACTACGCTATGCTAGGTAGTACAGCTTATCCGATTAAATCTTACTCAAGATTATCAGATAGTACACTTGCAATCTTCAAAGAAGATAATGCTCAAGAAGCTACGGTCTACTTTAGAACGGGTACAGATAGCGACTTTTACGACGCAAACGGCAACCTTGTTCAAACAACTACGGTCTTCCCGACAACTGCTGGAAGTATAGGCGAAGGCGTTAAGAGCAGATTTGCAAACGCTAACCTTTCTGGAGATGTGTTGATGTTGTCTCCTAATGGAGTATTTGGAATTGTTCTAGGCGAAAATGTCTCAACAACAGAAAGATACGCAAGAGAACGAAGCAGATACATCAATGAAAGATTAAAGCAACACACAGACTTATCAGAGGCTGTAGGAATAGCTTATAAAAACAGATATTATTTGTCCGTTGAAGGAGTTTGTTATGTTGCAGACTCAAGATTCACTTCTCAAGCTGAAGGAGATATGGGAGATACCTTCAATTATGAGTGGTGGTATTGGACGAATATTCCGGCTAGAATCTGGGCTGTACTAGACGAGAAGCTTTGCTTTGGAACAGCAACCGGTCAAATTTGTATGTTTGACGAAGAGTTTTGCGATAGAAGTTATTATAACACTTCAGCCGGTCAAATCTCTTTAAGTATTGCAAACGGCGGATTCACTTATGGAAATTTAGGTGTTGAGCTTGCAGAAAACGACAGAATCAAATTTTCAACAAGCGGCTTATACGAGCTTGTGCTAAACAATCTTGACTCTGTTGCTGGAATCCCTTATATGAGAGGCGTTTCAGACGACAGCATAACTCTTGACGCTAACGATATTGGACTTTTCTATAATGGTATGGAAGTCTATGCTGACAATGTTGGAAGCTCTGGATTAAGAGCAAATGTTAAATATCTAATTACAGATATGGACTACGAAAATTGCTCTTTCAAGCTTAAGACAGAAGCTGGCAGTTATGCAACAATATCAACAACCGGATTTAGACTATCAAGGTCAATCTCTGGCAAAGAGCTATTCATAGCGGAGTTGTCAACCTCAATTTTTAAGGTTAAACACTCAACAACAAGCAATCCGGCATATTTAATCAGATACAACAATTCCACGCCTTCTAGCGTGCTTGCAAGCATTATTTTGAGGCGTAATGTGGTGGCGGAGTGGTATTCTCCCGTATTTGATTTCGGAACTAATCAATATAGCAAGACTTTATTGTCTTTAACAATATCAACAGACCCTTCAACCAACGGCTCTTTAGAGTTTGGCTATGAAACAAAGAATTTAGACAGACTACATCAAGCTAGAGGTATGAGGACTTTCAGTTTTGAAGATTTAGACTTTAACAACTTCTCTTTTGAGTCAGCTTTTGCTAACAGCTACACAAAGAAAATTTTAGTTAGAAACTTTAACTATATTATGTTTAAGTTTAAGTCAGAGAACGATACAAACTGCATTGTAAACAACTTCACGATAGTTTACAAAATCAACAAATTAAATAAAGGAGTAAAATAATGGCTATAAATAAAATTTCAGAAGATACAATCAATGCTATTTTAAGAAAAACCGCCTTCAGATTGCCGGATAATCCTTCCGAACAAGGTATGAAGGCAGCAGACATTAAAAAAGCTTTCTATCAATTTATAGACGACGCAACCGCTTCTTTATGTTCTGAAGTAAATAGAATTGTTGCTGAAGCAAACGACGCTATTGACAACAAAGATGTGACCGTAGACACACACACTCACGCCAAAGACAATCCACACGAAGTCACAAAAGCTCAAGTTGGGCTTGGCAACGCAGACAATACTTCGGATATGGATAAGCCTATATCAACCGCTCAACAAGCAGCTATTGATTTAGTGCAAGCTTCCGTAAACGAGCATAAAGAAAACTTGGAAAATCCTCACAGCGTCACTAAAGAGCAGTTAGGACTTGGAAATGTGGATAACACAGCAGACGCAGACAAGCCTATTTCAACAGCTCAACAAGCAGCTTTTGACTTAAAACTCAATAAAGAAGATGTTGCTAACGATTTAACAACGGACGACGAAACTAAAGCTTTATCTGCTAAACAAGGTAAGATTTTGAACGAAAATATCCCTACAATTTATGGATATTCAATAGAGACTACTTATGTTGCGGCAGACGGAACTTTAACAATTATCTTAAAAGATAAAAACTCAAATGTATTGAGTACATCTACCGTAGATTTGCCGCTAGAGTTATTATTAGCTTCAAGCGGAAGCTACTATAGGTCTGGAGTGCTTTACTTAAAGCTTGCAAACGGAAGCTTTATAAGCGTTGATGTTTCAGACTTGGTTATTGCACACTCTGCAGATAACACCACTATTGAAATGTCAGAAGACGGAACTTTCTCAATAAGTGCCGATTATAAAGCTAAAATCAACGACGCTTACAACGCAAAACACTCACACAACAACTTTTCTTTGTTGGAGACCTACACAGAAACAAACGACAACTTAAAAGACGCTGTAAACAAGAAGCACGAACACAGCAACAAAAGTATTTTAGACGCAACAACAGCTTCATTTACAACAGCTGAAAAAGAAGCTATTGCAAATGTTAAAAAGCAATCAGCAACAATCACTATATCTATTGACGATTGGGCTGGTGGAACAAGCTGCACAAAAACAATTCCTATTGTGTCAGAGACAAACGATATTTTCTATACTCCAGACGAGTCAAGCTATTCAGCCTTCACAAATGCTGAAATCAGAGCAACAAGTCAAGGAAGCGGAACATTAACTTTCAAATGTTCAACAATGCCTCAAGAAAGTATCACTCTTCACATCACGGCGTTAGGAGGTTAGTATGATACACCACCCTTTGCTTATTAAAAAGACAGCTAAATTTCAAACAAAAGAAATAAATCCAGCAACAACAGAGCAAACCTACACTCCAGATTCTGGATATGACGGCTTTAGCTCTGTTAAGGTGGCGGCTGTCGATTCGTCAATAGACGCAAATATTCAAGCAGCTTACATCAAGAAAGGAATTTCAATTCTTGGTGTGGCTGGAACTTTTGAAGGCTCTGCTTCAGACCAGCCTTCAGTAGGAAAATCTTCAATTATAGTTAGTGCAACCACTCCGGGCGGCAAGGCAGCTAGAGCAGCAGAAGTGACTATCACAAAAAAAGACGATACTTCGGTTGTTTATACCGGAACTACTGACGCAAACGGAAGATTTTATTTAGAAGTTTATCCGGGAACTTACACAATAGCTGTAAACAATAGAGAGGATTATATAACTCCAGACGCTAAAGAGGTTGAAGCTTCTATAAACGAAGCAAATTATGTCTATATGGCTTATACAACAACTTCTGTCACTTACGGAATAAAGATTGACCTTGCAAACAGCAATCCAGAGACAAGCGTCACTTACACAGACGACGCAGTTGACTCTGAAAAATCTTATATGGACTTCACAAACGACACTTTTGTTTGGGGAAGCTGGAGAGACAGATTCCCGTTCAATATGGTTAAGCCTTGCTTATTCAAAAACGGAGCAGTTGTTAAATATCTAAATCCGGACGACTATACAAAAGATGTTGACGGAAATGATGTTGTTATAACCGGAGCTGACGGAGATGTTATGATTGAGATTCCTAAAGTCTATTACAGACTGCACAAGGACGAAAACTATCAATACATACAAATCTCTGACACAGCTCAAGAAGGCTTCTGTTGTTTAGCTCACACTCGAAAAGGTGTTGAAAAAGACAAAGTTTATATTGGAGCTTATCAATCTTACTACGACGGAACTTCTGCTCGTTCTGTTAGTGGAGTTAGTGCAACCGGAAGCGTTTCGCTTAATACTTGGAGAACTTACAGCAGAAACAATGGAGAAGGCTATGAGAATTTCTATTGGGATTTACTTGTACTGCTTCAATGCCTATATGCAATTCAATTCAAAAATCTTGATTCTCAAACAGCTCTAGGTTATGGTTTTTGTAATGGAAGCGGATATTCAACCGGTGGCGGCTTAAATCAAAAAGGCTTGTACTATGGAACATCTGCTCACGGACAAATGAAGTTTATGGGAATTGAAGACTTCTACGGAAGCCGATTAACTTGGATAGACGGAGCGTATATCAATTCTAGCAGAAACTTAACAACTATAGATTCAACAGACGCAAGCGTTGACTACAACGGAAGCGGAACGGGATACACAGATAGAGGCTATACTTTAGCAAGCACCTCTTCCGGATATACTAAAAAGATTATGGGAGAAAATGCTAGCGGCTTTGTTCCTAACGACAATAGCGGCTCTGCAACAACTTATTGGTGCGACAGAGGGCGTGTCGGCGGGTCGGGCTCTGTGCCGTACTTCGGCGGTAATTATAGTTTTACTACCACTGCCGGTGCTTTCTATTTGTATTTCAACAGTTCCGCTACTACTACGTATTCGAATTGTGGCGGTCGTCTTGCCTTCTGTGGCTAACTATTCAAGCTATTAAGTGTTTAGCTAAACATTTAAGTAATAACAATTTAATAATTATGGGCGACACACAGTAGAGACGGGCGTGTCAACGGGTCGGGCTATGTGCCGTACTTCGGCGGTAATTATAGTAATACTACCAATGCCGGTGCTTTCTATTTGAATTTCAACAATTCCGCTACTAATACGAATTCGAATTATGGCGGTCGTCTTGCCTTAAGTGTGTATAAAAAAATTAAGCGTAGTGCTGTCGCCCTGCCTCTTGGCAAAATATAAGTAATCTAAAATCGTACGAGTAGCGAAAGTGAAAGTTTGAGAATTTACACACAGAACAAAGGAGCATAAATTTGAGAAGAATCGGAAATCTTTTTGAAAAAATAACTTCTATGGAAACCCTTCAGCTAGCCTACAAGATGTCTAGAAAAGGCAAAACAAAGAAGGCTCTAGTAAAAATGGTTGACGCAAATCCAGAAAAATACTTGTCAGCTATCAGAGAAAGTTTAATAAACAAAACTTACAAAACTTCTAAATATAGAAAGTTTATGTTGAGAGAGCGTGGCAAGAACAGAGAAGTTGTGGACTTGCCTTATTATCCGGATAGGATTGTTCATTGGGCTGTTATGTTGCATATTGAGCCGATATTCTTAAGGCACTTTATTCACGACACTTATGCAGCAATACCCGGAAAAGGCTCGCACAAAGCTCTGAAGAAGCTTCACAAGTTTATGAAAACAGATAAAGAAGGTACTAAATATTGCCTTAAGCTTGATGTTAAAAAGTATTTTAACAACATTGACAAAGAAAATCTTAAACAGATGTTGAGGAGATATATAAAATGCAGCGACACTCTCTGGCTGCTGGACGAAATTATCGACTCCTACCCGCAAGGGATTCCTATCGGAAACTATACTTCACAATACTTCGGAAACTTCTATCTTTCAGAGTTCGACCATTGGATTAAGGAAGTGAAGCATATCAAGTATTATTTGAGGTATATGGACGATTTGATTATTCTGGCGTCCACAAAAGAAGAGCTTCATAAGTTGAGGTTAGATATTGCAGAATATCTTTCAAAGCTTGGTTTAGAGCTTAAGAAAAATTATCAAGTCTTCCCTACAGCTATTAGAGGAGTTGATTATGTTGGCTACAGAAGTTTTTACGGATATACGCTTTTGAGAAAGGCTACAAAAAAGCGTATGAAGAAAAGCACAAGAGCTATTCAGCGAAGGGTTGACGAAAAACAAGAACTCACTAGCAAAAATCTTGGAGCTTACGCTTCTTATAATGGAATATTGCAACATTGTTCAAGCTTCCGGTTGAGAGAAAATAGCCTATCAAAAGTCGAGAAATATGTAAAAAAGGAGATTAGCAAATGTCGGATTACAAAGAAGTCTTCGGAAGTCAAACAGATAAGCCAGAAGAAATAGAGATAAATGTTGACACGGTCTACCTTCGCAAGAACATTGAAAGAGTTGTTCTCACAGAGGAAGACGGAACGATTGTGACTCTATGGAAATATCTGGAAAAGACTATGACTATGAGAGAATATGCTCAAATGAAGACAAAAGAGAGTGCAAATAATGCTACGAATTAAAGAAGATGTTCAAGACTTGCAGTTTGCCGAAGACGCAAGCTTGACTTATATCACAATCGGAGAAGAAGTCAACAAAATCGGCGAAAAGGCGTTTTACAAATGTCCTAACTTGATAGCTATCAAAATTGAAGAATCAGACAAGCCTATCAGAATCTGTTTAGACTTTGTTAAAGGTTGTAAAAACTTGGTAGATGTCACTATTAAAAGAAATGTCGAATTTTACAAAAAAATCAAATATAGAGGAGTAAAACTATGAAAAAAACAATCTTTTTATGCCTATTGATTATGTTTGGAGGATTTATGTTTGCGGTTAGTCCGTTAGCAACTCCAACACAAAGTGTCGCTGCTGTCTCTGCAGCAGAAGTGTCTACAACAACTCCAGAGCTTAACGAGGAGTCGGAAGAATCTAACTTCTTCAGAGAAAAGGTTATGCCTTACATAACGGCAAATGTTTCTTCTATTATCTCTGCTGTGATAATTATGCTTACAACTTTAGGAAAGATTAAAGCAGCCACAACAGAGCTAAAAGCTTCCACTAGCGAAAATGCTAGTCTTAAGAGAAAAAATAAGCAGCTAGAAGAAAGAATTGCGAAGCTAGAAGAAAAAGTCGAAAACATTGACAAAAACACTACAGACACAAAAGAAATGGTAAAAATCGGATTCTGCAACACAGCAGAGCTTGTTCAAAACGGCTACGCTGAAGAGATTGCAAAGGTAGGCGAAAATGAAGAAGAAACTGAATCTTAAGCTAAAGCTTATATTCCTACAGATTGGAAGCTTTATTGTTTCTGCAGCTCCTCTATTGATTTATATAATCATAAATTGGGATAATTATGTAAAAACACCGGGCGACACCATAAAAATTAGTGTAGGATTAGTTATAGCAGCATTTTTATTGTTGCTCAAGGTTATCGGTAAGCTTAAAATGCCGAAAAGAATTATTACATACGCCGTTTTGTGCGGCTTATCATACTTCTTATATCCGCTTATTCAAGATATAGTTTGGCTATCAGCTCTATGCTTGGTAGGCGAAGCTTTGGATTTATTGATATTCCAACGCCCTATAAGAATAATCAAAGAGAAAATTTTAATCGAAAAGACGGCGGACGCAACTTCTGACAAAGTGGAAGCTAAAATGAAGACTCTTTTCGACGAATATATGGGAGGTAGGTCATAATGGAAGAGAAAGACAACAAAGTCAAAAGATTTGTTAAAAACAACTTCTTATACTTTATTATCGCCTTCGCTTGTATAGCTTATGTTGCTTATGGTTTAGTCAAAATCGAAACTTCTGGAAAAACAATTCTGGAAATTATCGGTCAAGGTATAATCATTTTCTTGGTGGGCTACACAATTTCTTACTTATTTTCGCTTCAAGGCTTATTGTCTGGAGACAAAAAAGACGAAGTGATTAAAACTAACAAGCTTCACTCCAAATGTGTTGCAGACATTGACCCTAAAATCAATGAAATGGACGATTGGTGCGAAGAAGAAAACACTAAAACTTATGTAAAGATTAGAAAGCAGATTCTTAACAAAGAAGGCTTAAGATATTCAGACTGCTTCGATTCAGAGGGAACAGCTTTAGATATTGACTTCCCTCTTAAAGAAATGGAGTTTGAAGTTAAAACTAAAGAAGGCGACAAGGAGATTGTTGAGACTTACACAGCTGAAGAAATGAAGTCTTTATATCCTACCAGATATAAAATTGAAAAGAAAAAAATAAAGCTTTACAACAAACGCCAAAACGCCAAACGAAAAGCTTTTCAAAAAGCTATGAGAGTTAAAATAACTTTACTTTCGACAGACGCAATAACCGCCACCACGATTAAAAATGACGACCCTCACAATCTTGGTACAGACAGAAGAACATATCAAAAGAGAGAGGCTCGTTCAGATTTAATCTCAAGAGCTATTATGGGAATTGTTTTTGCCTACTTCTCATTTAGCTTCGTGTTTGGTTGGGCTTATATTATATCTTCGCTTGTACAGATAGCTATTTTCTTATTATTCGGCGGCATTAAGTGGGTACAATCTTATTATTTTGTCACAGAAGACTTAAGAAAAAGAACTGTTAGGCAAATAAACTATCTTCAACGCTTCAAATGTGACAAAGGCATAGCAACAAAAGAAGAAGTGGAAGAGGAAAATAAACAATTAAAAGGAGACAAACAAGATGTCAATTTGGAGCAAATTAAAGAACAAAATTAAATCCGTTGTAAACAATGTGTCAAGTGCTGTAAAAAACACAACTAGCAATATTCAAAATTGGTTTAATACGGCTAAAAAGAACAGCGGAACAACAACCGCACAATCAGACGCAACTACTGCAGCAACAACAACAGATTTAGCAAATCAAACAACCACTCCGACAAAGACTACGCCAACAGCAGAAAAAACAACTACTCCGGTAGAAAATAAAAAACAAGCTACTATAGCTGTTCAGCCAGCTGTTGCTCCAGCCGTGCAAAAGAAAGAAGTTGCTCCAGCTGTAGAGCCTCAAGTCGCTCCAGCTGTACAGCCAACGCCGGCAGTTGTAGCTCCAGAAGCTAACACTTCACAAACAACAACTCCAGAAGCACCAGCTCCTAAAAATGAGCCTACGCCAGAAGTTGCAACTCCAACAGAGTCAACTATGAGTCAAGTAAACACTCCGGAGCAGTCAACTGAAGCTCCAGCTGCAAATGACGATAAGTTTTTAGCGTGGTACAAGAGTCAATTTGGAGAAGATTATAACGGAAACTTCTCAAAGAAAGAAGGTATGTCAGACCAAGACTACGAAACCGGAAACAATCTTTATCAAGCTTATTTGCAAAAGCAAAATTTAGAGAATCAATTCAACTCTGCAAATGAAGCTTTAGACGAATCGAAGGCTCAACAAAGACAAGAGGCTAGTATTTTGAGAGATAAAATGGCGAAATACTTGCAACAACAAAGCAAAAACAACGGATTAGACAATTTAGGTGTGTCTGAATCTGTTGGACTTCAAGCAGACTCTCACTATATGAACAATTTAGGTCAAATTGAGTCAGATATAAACACAAAGAAAACAGACTTAATGAATCAGTATATGACAAATAAAACAAATGTCGAATCTGAAGCTGCTGCAAATGAGCAAAATATCCTCAACAAATATCAACAATATGCTCGTGAAGACGAACAAAAAGAGTATGATAGACAGCAAGACGCTTATAACAAGCAAAAATATGAAGAGGAACAAGCGTACAAGAGAGAACAAGACGAATATCAAAAGCAACAAGACGCTTACGAAAAACAAAAGTACGAAGAAGAGCTTGCTTATCAAAAACAACAAGACGAGTACAACAAAAACAAAGCAATTCAAGACGCAGCTTACAACGAATTTATGTCTGTTGTTGAGAGTGGTGCTTTTAATACAGCTGCAGAACTTGAGGAATTTTATAACACCTATAAAGATAACTTAAGTCCAGAGCAACAAGCAATCGCTGAACAACAAATCAAATTCTATAAAAACAATCCAGACCAACAAGAAATCGACAACGAGACTAAAGAACAACAAAAGAAAGAAGACTCTGCAGAGATTTTGTCTGGTAAAAAATACTTGAACTACAACGGACAAGACTATCAAATCAATTCCGGAGCTTTAGCTCAAAACTCTTCCGAATTAGAATTGTTGTATGCCGTCTCAAATGCTCTATTAGGAACAAACAATCCGTATGGAGAAAGTATTGAGGACGGAAAAAGCTTCTCCTATGGGGAACTCTACAAAGCTTATTTTATAAGCCAAATAGGCGAAGACAAGTATTATAACGGGGTTGGAAGATTATTCTATCAACCTATGGTTGAATCCCTAGAAAAAGAAGGAAAACAGCTAACTTATTATGACGGAAATTGGTACACATCAACAAAACGATAATTTAGGAGGACTTAATGTCGTACACAGAAACAATGAACGCTACAGAAATGCGTAGACAAAGAGCAACACAGCTTAAAAATGCAAGAAATTATCGCTATGCCGTAAACGAATATAATCGACAATTAGAAGCTCAACGCAAGGCAGCTGAAGAAGCTGCCACTATTGCGAAGCTTAAAGAAGAGCAAGAACGAAAAGAAAGAGAAAATGCGAACTTTTTTGTTCGTGCTTTTTCTACTATTGGCGATTTAGTCTCTAATGTTGTGACGGGAGCGTTAAAAGGGCTTGAAGGTATCTATGATTTGGGTGCTGGCTTGGTTGGTGCTGTTGGCGGGATTTTTAGTAAAGACTTTCAAAAAGATGTGCAAGACCATATTGCCTATGACTTCGTAGGAACTCATATAGGCGACCCTCTACAAGACTTAACAAAATATTCATACACTAATGACGGCTGGTTTGGTCAAACTCTGGAAAGCGTTGCAAGTGGCGTCGGTCAAATGTTGCCGGCTGTTGCGGTCAACTTAATTCCGGGAGTAGGTCAAGGCGTTAGTATGGCTATGTTTGCCGGTATGGCTGCCGGTAATGCAACAGAAGAGGCTTACAACGACGGAGCTTCTTATTATGGAGGCTTGGGCTATGGTATAGCCAGCGGAGCTGTGGAAGTTGCTACAGAAAAAATGTTCGGAGGAGCGACTAAAAATATCTTTGGTAAAGGTTATTTAGACGATATTGCTAAAAATACAGCAAAGAAAGGATTTGCGAGAATCGCTAGAAATGCTGTTGAAGAAGGTATCGAAGAAGCTGCTTCAGAATTCGTAAATCCTCTTTTGCAAAACATCTATAAGGATAAAGGATTTTTTGACGACTTCTTAACAAAAGAACACTTAAAAAATATCGGAACTTCAGCTTTGGTCGGTGCTGGTACATCTGTTGTTTATGGCGAAACAGCTGGAAGAATTGGAAGAAGAGCTGCAAACATAAGCGAGAGCGTGCAAGACCTTGAAGGCTTGGCTAAAAAAGAAGAGAACTTGTGGGCTAACGATAAACTTGACGACACAAATGTCGGAAAGATAACAATAGCTAGACAAAATCTTTATGAGAACATCAGTAAAGAATTAAGGACTGCAAACGAAAAGAGCAGAACAAAATTATTGAATCAGCTTGAAAATTATGGCTACAAGGGCTTATTTAATGCAGACGGCACGATTGTTGAACAAAATCTCAACACAGAGCAAAACGGCTCTAAAAATGCGGTTGCAAGTTATAATAAAGCGGCTTACACTCCTAGCCTTCAAGGCAAGGAAAAATCTTTGCTTTACGCTCCAACAACCAAAGCTTTAACAGAGGCTCATATTGAAGCGAAGAAGATATTTAACTCGCTCAACAAAGGCAATATTCGTTCTAACTTTGTTATAACAGACAGCTCTTTAGGAAAAGACTCTAACGGCGTAGAAATCAAAAGTGCATACGCAGACGGAACTCTTTACATAAATTACAACGCAAATGCTTCTCAAGCTCTGGTAGAATATGAAATGACTCACTCTCTGGAAGGCACAAAAGCTTACAACAAATATGCTTCTTATGTGCTAAAAGAAATTGCAAACAATGAAACTCTTAAAAAAGCTTATGGAGATATTAACGAGCTTTACGATAGCACAATAAACAAATACACAGAAAAGCTTGTTAAAGACGCAGTTAAACAAGGCGAGCAAAAACTTTCTGACGAAATTGTTGGAAGAATTAAAGATATTGCTCAATACAACACTTTAACAGAAGTTGTTGCAAGATTCACAAGCGAAAACTTGTTTACAAACACAGAGCAAATCACAAAACTTACTCAAGAAGAGCCTAGCGTTCTAAAGAAGTTGGCTAGCTGGATTAAAAATAAGGCAGCTAAACTTTCTAAAGGCAACGCAGAGCAAATCGAAGTGTCTAAATTCCTAACTAAAGCAACAAAGCTTTATAATCAAGCCTTGGAAGCTTCTTTCGGAGGCGTAGGAGTTGACAATATTGTTAGAGATATTTATAATAAAGAAAAAGGAGAAGTTGATAATGTCAGAGAACAAGGACGAAATCTATATCCAAACGAAGGCGAAAAATGGCTTGAAAGTAAGGATTCCGTTGAGCAAAATGGAAGACTTCAAGAAGAGTCAAGAGAATCCGAACAAAGAGAAGATAGCGGAAGCAAAAGAAAAATCTCTCGAACTATTCAAACAGAAGAGAGAGAAGTTAGAAAAGTCAAAATCAAACAAATAGACCATAAAGATTGGGATAAATTTGAGAAGAAACTAGCTTCAACTATTAAGAAAAATTTAGCTGTTGATGTCGAATTTTACGACGGAAGTGCCGTTCCTCCGGGATTTGAAGATGTGGACGGCGGCTTTGACGGCTTTATGGATAGCAAAAACAACACAATGTATTTGCGTTCAGACGCAACTCTTTCTGAATCGGAAATAGTTGCTGCAAGTATACACGAAAGCGTCCACCATATAAAAGCTGTCAATCCAGAAGCTTATCAAAATGTCGAAGACGCAATTTTCAGAAATATTTATATTGCTGACTTTGCAGAATTAAACGACGCTTACTCTGAAGCTTATGGAGAAGTTTACAACGGCAACGAACAAAAAATTCACGAAGAGATTATTGCCGATATTGTTGCAAAAAGAACTCAAGCTGGATTTGCAAATATTGAAGAAGTAAATTCAGCTATAACAGATATGTTTAAGGCTTTCAATAAAAAAGCTAAACCTTCTGGCGTGACTTCTGGAGACTTAAAATACGCTCAAGGCGTAGAGTCAGATAGCGAAGGAACTCCACTATCTCCAGCTCAAGCTAAATACTTCAAAGATTCCAAAGTTAGGGATAGCGAAGGCAACTTGCTTGTTGTTTATCACGGAACAACTCACGAGGATTTCTCGGTATTTGATATTAACAAATCAAAGTCAACCGGATTATTAGGTCAAGGATTTTATTTCACAACCTCACAAAGCGAAGCTGCGGAGCGTTATGCTCACAAAAAAGGTCGTGTTATAGAGGCGTACTTAAATATGAAAAACCCTCTTGAAGTTGACCTTGTTCACAAATCGTCAGTTATTTCTAAATTAAGAGACTTGTTTAATGGCACTTTTGATATTGATAGCTATTTATATAATGCTAGATACAGAGACCGTGTTGACACTAAAAAGATGTTATCAATTATAAAAGAACAAGGATATGACGGGATTGTAAACAAAGAAAAGGGATACTATGTTGTTTTTGAATCAAATCAAATCAAAGAAACAAGCAATATAAATCCAACAATCAACGACGATATTCGTTATGTTATAAACAAAAATAAGGATATTAAAGACTTGGTCGTTGTTCACAACTTAACAGAAGACAAGCTTCGCAAGTCTATTGAGCTTGGTGGATTAGCTGTGCCTTCTTTGGCAATCATAAAAGATTCAACCGGTCACGAAAACTTTGGAGATATTAGTTTGATATTCTCCAAAGACACAATCAATCCAGAAAATGAAGACAATAAAGTCTTCAGTTCAGATGTTTATTCTAAACGCTTCCCTAAAGTTGTGAATAAATTTGCAGAAAAAACAGCAAAAATGTTTCACAATAAATTTGTTGACGCAATGAAATTGTTTAATGAAGAAAGAGGAGCTTCTTCTCTGGAACAGCATTTTGAAGACACCTCTATAGCTAACGCTGTAGATTATTTTAGCAGAGAAGATTATGTTAAATATCAATACTTAAAAGATAATGGAATAGAGTTTGAGCCGGCTTACAAATACTATGATGTAGCAAACGAAACAGACAAAGCCGTTTACGAAATGCTTATTGATAAGTTCAAAAGTGTTTTGGATAGCGGGGAACACGATACCGACTATATTGTTGACGAAGTTCTTCCAGAAGTTGCGAAGGTGCTTAAAGCAGAATATTTAAGATTGTCTGAAACCTCCACAAAAGAGTGGCTTAAGCGTTCTTACGCTAAAATGGCGGAAGAAATTGACGAAAATCTATTTTTTGGAAAGGTTGATAATTACATCTATAGAGCTAAAGAGTATGCAAGAAAGAAAGGAACACTTGTACTAAATACAGAAGAAACCAGAAACAAGCTAAACGAGCTAACAAAAGGCAAAGATAAAGCAATTTATAACTATGTTTATAATTTCTTAAAAGAATATGACGAAGGCTCTTATTTTAGAAATAATAAGGAGTTTTACGACAGATATGGAAATCAAAGAAGCTTTAACCAGCTACACGAAGAGCTTACGCTTGAAAGCTTGGTTGATTATATGTGCGGAGCTGTTCAAGACTCTGAAGGCTTTAATTATGGCGTAGGAAACATAAGAAGTTTATTAGCAACTCAATTTGAAAGCTTGCAAGAAATAAAAAATTCAAAAGATTTAATTGTTCCGGCTGAAAAAATGGAAGAATTAAAAGAAGCTTCGAGCAACGCTTTCTATGCTTTATGTGGAAAGATTCATAATGATATTGGTATTGCTGCAGATATGTTAAGAGATATGGCGAAAACAAGTCGAACAGAATATACTATAAAATATGTTTTCAAAGATTATAATCAACCAGAGCCAAACTCTCAACTGATAGGAGAAATTCAAGAGTTTTTCAATACTCTAAAAGACTATCCTACAAATTATTTTGAAGCAAAACCTCAACGAGCCGTCGGATTTGACGAGGTTGTGGAAGTTATTGCTCCGGCAGACACAAGCCCAGACATTATTCAATATTTTACCGACAACGGAATCAAGGTAGAGCTATATACAAGCTCAACAACCAGCAGAAGCGAGCTAATTAAAAGCTTGCCGGAAGATATTAAATTTGCTCTAACCAGAGGTCAAGTCCGCAAAGAAACAGCAAAAGCTTCAAGA